TGTTTTTTACCCCCAGCGCATCATACATTGATCTATATGCTTGATATAAATTATGTATACGAGGGTTTGATTGCGCTAGTTGTAATTGACTTTGTGCCAAACTAATTCTTTGCGTTTGTGAAAAGATGTTTGGATCTGCAACAGGTAGAATATCTACTCGTTCATCAAAGTCTTGTACTTTAATTTCTCTTGAAGCACCTGGCACATCATAAGGATACACAGGTGGTAAGTATGTTTTAAATACTTCTGCTAATAATTTAAACTCTTGTTTAAGTCCAACGTATAATCTTTTGTGAATCGCTGACATTACACGTGACCCACGTTCTAATAATGCAACTGTGGTACCTACTGCAGCCTGTTGATTCATATCTCCAACTTGCATATCAGCGATTGCTGCAAATCTTTGTCCTGCATTTACAACAATACCCATTAATTGTAATAATGTTGCATCAGGTCCTTTGAAAGGTAAAGTCATAAACTGATCTTTAATATTTCCACCAGGAGCATCTACGTCTCTAAACTCTCCAGGTTGTAAAGGTTGTGCATCATCTCTAACTCTTATACCTCTAGACTTAAATCCAGCTGGTAAGTTAGCCAAGGTTCCCGCATCCAATAATTGTCTAAGAGCTGCAGTTGCAGTTCTTGTTAATCCACCTATCATGTGAATTAAACCAAAACCATAAAATCCTGTTCCAGGTAAAAATTTAAATTGTACAAAATAATTTATTTTTTTCTTTAATGGATCTTGTGGATTATAGTTTCTTCTAATAGATAAAACTTTGTTACCTGCTTGTGAAACAGTTACAACATATGGTAATTTAATTCCTGTTGGTTCACCGTCACCACCCATATCTTCGTAACCTTCTAAATCTAAATTAGTGTGTACTTCATACAAAGTGTATTGATCTTCTTGGCCATCTTTAGAAATTCCCTCTAGCTCTAATTTTTTATCTTCTAATTGATTTTCAGTAACAGGTGGTGTTCCTAATTCTATATCTCTGTAAAAACCATTAACCTGTTGTTTCTTTAATTCGTTTTCAGAAATTTTTATTACATGAATAACTGCTTCTGCATCTTCTAAACTGTTAGCAGAGTATGGAACAATTAAATCGTCTGCTGGAACAAATTTAGACACGGCTCTACCTAAGAGAGAATCATAATAAACTTTTTTAAAAGTAGAGCCGCTGAGAGGGAGATAGAAAAGCATTTGATCAAACTCTGGTTCATACTCTTTCATCTGATCCATAATTTGATAATTCATAAAATCTTTTACACGTTTTGCTTGTTCTTCTTTTGCTACATCAGCTGTACCCATTATTTGAGTTCGTACGGGTCCATCAGCTGGAAGTAACTCTTTATAAGCTTGAGCTTGAAATTGTGTGACTGCTTCTGCAAGAACCGGGTGATTAACACCACTAGCTCCTCTAAAAGGTTCAGTTCGTCTTTCGTATTTAAATCCTAGAAGTTCGAGTCCGTTTCTATAAGTATCTTCCCAATCACCACGAGATTCTTTGTACTCATTGTATTGGTCAACCATCTTAGCACCTAACGGTTCTAAAACTTGTTCTCCTAAAAAATCTGCTAAATTTTCAAAATGGTCTTGGCCACCTTCCTCTGTTACAGCTCTTGGATCAAATGCAATTTCTGCACCACCTTCCTCATCCATTGTAACTTCAATGTTGCCTTGTTGATTTTTCTTTTCAATTATTTCATCTCGTTCTTGAATTAATTCTTTTTGACTTGGGACTTCAACAACTGTTTCTGAAACGTTTGGAAGTGGTTTATCTATTGTAGCCATCTATTCGGTTCCCTTTTGGTTTAATAAATTGAAGATGAATCCCTCTCCATCTTTATA